GTGGCAGATGTGGATTCCCGATGGTCTTGAAGACGGCGTGTTTGGCCATTACTTACATGCTCGTTCAGAGCCCGCTAAATGGTTGAGACGTTTAGACCAGACAATTCTGACGGCTGGTGTTGTTTCGTCGGCCTACACATCCTACCGGAACCCTTGGTTAGGTGCAGCGCTCACCTTATCATGTGGATTTGCGCACTCGAAGTTGGGCCAACGACCAGCTAGCAAAGCCCTGTTGGCCTCACTTAAGGCTCGCCCCGCGCTAATTGAGAGTTCAGTTAACACGTGGCGATGGTTGACAAGCGATGAGGTACGCCGAAAGGTGCGCAGAGCTGTTAAGACAGCCATATACGCATCACCGCTCCTGATGTTATCGGTGCCATGTTTACCAGTAAGCGGGCTGATGTCCACAGTACATGCTATGGTCAGTCCGTTTACGTCTTTGCCGTGCATCGGCTTGTGCGCACGCACCGTTCAAGTGGCCTCTGGTACTATGATTTGGCTGCTTCGCCGATCTGGAATTGGCTTTTACCCCCAATTCACTGCACCCTATGTGCTTGCTCTGTATATGAGCGGTAGTTATTTGTCTGATAGGAAAGCTAATTACCAAGTGGGACGAGATTTAGCCAACGTCTCGGCAGTGTACAAAGGGACGTGCCAGGGTGACGCAATGAAGGCTTGGCGTAATGACACGTTACCATCACTATTGAAATTGGGAACTGTCGGAAAACTCATGACTACTTTTGCCGGTGTCGTTTGCGACATCCGATTGGCAACAGGAATTAAGCCGATGGGCGGAGTCTTGTCCATAGAGGACTACTCGAGTCTATCCGGTATGTCGAAGGAATGGTATAAGAAAGCATGGTATAGCGCCAATTTGGACACTATGCCCGTTGAGAAGAAGTGTGTACCGCAAGAGAATATTAACGTTTTGACAGCTAACTTGCTGCACATTAACAACTCTCGTTTGGGAGAAGGCTGTTGTGCCGTCGCGATACGCAGCAAAATGATGCTCGTTCCTGGACACATCTTGTCTGATGAGTACACACGTTACATCATTACCAGGAAGGACGATAACAAAGGGCTTTGTGGTAACGCGCGCGTAACCATATCCTTTCGCAAGAAGGACGCGCGGAAGGTGGCACCGGATTTATTCTTGGTCGAACACACAACACTCGGCGACTTCAAGGATATATCCAAACATTTCATCTCCGATAAAAGCGTGGCGCACATACCCAGTAGCGCCGCCATGATTAAGCGTGACAGCGCCGGTGTTGTTCACACCTTCTCAGTCGAGAATATTGTTAAGGAGAATGTCACGAATAATGCTTTTGATATGAAGAAACGGCAGCACTGGGACGGATTGTCTTATAGGACAGACGGTGCTCGACCCGGTTACTGTATGTCAATTATCGTAACCTACGGAAATCCTAGTGTCGCTTTGGGTTTTGCGTTGGGTGGTTGTGATAACGGTAGCGGCCTTGGTGTGAGCACCTTCACATCGAGTCAGGACCTTCGCGATTATGCCAAGGCCTTCACAGACTCATCATCAACGATAATGACTCCGTGTTCCGGCACCTTGCCACAGCAGATGTACAACGTCAATTGTGTGATTCAAGGTGTTCACCCTAATAGCATCGCGGCCCACATGCCCGAAAGTCAATACAAGCTTTATGGCAGTTCCGGCAAAGTCAGCAAAGACTCTCACGATATAGTCGATACGCCGATTGCTGAGGCTGTTTACGAAAAGATGGACATAGGTAAACGCTGGTCGGCCCCCCCCTTGGAGGGCAAATACAGCGAGAGAAGACGGAAAGAGAAATGGCTACACACTCTTGAAAAATATGTCGAGCCCAAGGAAATGATAGAGCGCGAGATCCTAGATTTGGCGGTTGACGATTACCTGTATGGAATAGACGAAGTTATAGCCAACAATCCGCCTAGCATTTGTCGCTGTTTGACAGACCGTGAGGTTGTTGAGGGGATCGATGGGTGCGAGTTCATAACACCGCTAGACGCTAACACTTCTGTTGGTATTCCGCTCGAGAAGAAGAAACGCCACTACATGGAATCGTTCGACGATGGGGTTTGCCGACGTAACCGATTTGTAACAGAGCAATTTCGGGAGCAGAGTCTCAAGTCCGAGAAAGAATACTTAGCTGGTCGACGTGCGTACCCAATTAGCAAGACATTTGTTAAGATTGAACCAACAGACGTGACTAAGGAGAAGTGCCGATTGGTCTATGGCGCGCCGATGCACATGCAATGGACGGTACGGAAGAAATTTGGTGCCATCACTAAGTACATTTGCGAGAACCCTGATTTTTTCGAGTGCTCTGTGGGCGTCAACGCATTTGGTAAAGATTGGAAACGCATGTACGATCGCCTGGCAAGCAGAGGTTGCAGTAGATGTGTGGCCTTGGATTACAAGGCGTACGACGCAACAACGTCCAGTCAGTTGATACAAGCTGCTTTCGCCGTGCTTATCGCCATAGCGCGTAAACTCGGTTGGTCCGAAGAGGACATTAAGATAATGGAGGGTGTTGCTGCCGACATAATGTGGCCTGTTATCAACGCCAATGGCGATGTGATGCAATTGTTTGATGGCACTATCTCTGGCCATAGCCTAACCACGCTAATCAATTGCATAGGAAACAGCCTTAGTCTACGGGTTGTATTTTACACGCTATATCCGATGGGCCAGGTCATGTCGTGGACCGGCAATTACTCGCGCTGTCACTTTCGCGATTACATTGTCGCGTATTTCTACGGAGACGACTTGGTCGCAACAGTTGACCGCTACTTATGGAAGTTCAACAATCATGCCATAGTAGCTGTTCTGGGCGCATTAGGGCGCACTTTAACTAGTTACGACAAGAAAACGAAGATCGCTAAGTTTGACAATTTGAGAAATATCGAATTTCTCAAACGAGCTTTCAAGTACGACCGCCAATTGCGTACTATTGTTGGGCCTCTGAACGAGGCCTCAATATACAAGCGCTTGGTCTGCGTACACAAACCAACGTCACCCAACACTATGTATACGTTGTTGGGCGACAATTGTGAGTCCGCCTGTGCAGAATGGTTTTTGCATGGCGAACGCACTTTCAACTCAAGACGGAAGGTCTTAAAACAAATTTTGAGCGAGCATGACGACGCTTTAGTGTCTGTTGCTTGCTTACCGGCTCTGCGCGTGTCCTATAAAGAGAGACTGCGCGTGTGGAAGTCGTTGTATGGGTAAAACCAAAGAAATTCCAATCATTTTACCGCTTCGTGGTGTTTGGAAGACAGTTCACTCGACGGGGAACTCGTTATAACGAAGCAAACTTGTGCGACATTGGTTCGTGTCGCACTCTGTACATACTGGACCGCAAAATACATTATACACTTTATACAAACATTTTTATTACAATTATTATATTTATTACGATATTTATTTATCAACACAGAACACAAGATGTCCCCGATGTCTGGTAAGCTTGAGAACGTCGAGATAGCCGAAGTTGCAGATGAGCAAGACGATGCTCACTGTGACCAGGCTCTAGATGGTTTCGGTGATTTACCCGGCGCGTCCGATGCCTCGCTAGGCGAATTTTTTAGTAGGCCCGTGAAAATTTACGATGCCGATTGGTTGCCGACAGCAAACATATTTGAGATGATCGATCCGTGGGAATTGTTTTTTAGCAACCCGCGCATTGAGAATCGGCTGACAAATTTCAAGCTTTTGAGGGCCAACTTGCGCGTTAAGGTTGTCATGAACGGCAACTCCTTTTATCAAGGTCGCCTTATGATATCTTACAATCCTTTGGCAGCAGACGACGAATACTTTAGTAACGCTCCTCATTGGGGCTACAATATTCGACTGTACCAGCGCCAGAAGATAATGTGCGATCCGTGTCAATCTACAGGTGGCGAGATGAAGCTACCGTTTATTTGGTACAACGACTATCTGGACGTGGTTAATCTACATAAACAGTTAAAGTTGATGGGCTCTCTTACTTTGCGCACATTGTCGCCGTTGCGACTTTCGACGGAGTCCGCACCCACCACTGGCGTTTCCATATCGATCTTTGCCTGGGCCGAAGATGTTGTTGTCGGTGGTTTAACAGCCACTGACATGAAAGGTTTATCCCCGCAAGCAGGTTCTTCAGATGAGTACGCTGGTGGTCCCATAAGCAACCTTATGGCCACAGTGCGAAACATCGCCAGTCCACTCACTTCTGTACCGTATATCGGCTCTTATGCCCGTGCCACTGAAATAGCCTCCGGTGCTATTGGTTCAATAGCCAAGTTGTTCGGGTTCTCAAAGCCCAATGACTTAGAGGAGCCCAACCGGATGCAACCTCGGCCCATATATAGTCTTGCCACTACGGAGGGCCAAGACGGTTCGCTTAAACTTACGTTGGACCCCAAGCAAGAGGTTAGCATAGACCCAAAGCTTTGGAATTGCGATGGTAAAGATTGTCTAG